TGTTTACTTAAATAAATGCGATATGGTTGATGATCCAGAATTATTAGAATTAGTTGAAATGGAAGTTAGAGACTTATTATCAAGCTATGATTTCCCAGGAGACGAGATTCCAATCGTAAAAGGATCTTCATTAAAAGTATTAGAGAGCACATCAACAGATCCAAATGCTCCAGAATATCAATGCATAAAAGAATTATTAGATGCAGTTGATAACTACATCCCAACACCAGAAAGACCAATCGACCAACCATTCTTAATGCCTATTGAAGACGTTATGACAATAACAGGTAGAGGAACAGTTGTTACTGGTAGAGTTGAAAGAGGAGAAGTTAAATTACAAGACGAAGTTGAAATCGTTGGAATTAAACCTTCTACAAAAACTGTTGTAACAGGTGTTGAAATGTTCAGAAAATTATTAGATCAAGCTGAAGCTGGAGATAATATCGGTGTATTATTAAGAGGTGTTCAAAGAACAGACGTTGAAAGAGGTCAAGTTCTTGCAAAACCTGGAACAATACATCCACATACAAAATTCAAATCACAAGTATACGTTCTAACTAAAGACGAAGGTGGACGTCATACACCATTCTTCAATGGATATAGACCACAATTCTACTTTAGAACAACAGACGTTACAGGTGTTATTGAACTAGAAGCTGGAACAGAAATGGTTATGCCAGGAGATAACGTAAACATGACAATCGAATTAATTACACCAATCGCTATCGAAAAAGGACTAAGATTCGCTATCCGTGAAGGTGGTAGAACAGTAGGTTCAGGTGTTGTATCTGAAATAATTGAGTAATAAATATAGTAATAGCAAGGGTTACAGAGATTTGTAACACCTTGCTATTTTAATTGTTTCCCACTTATTTCCCACTTTAGTTTTTGAATAAATAATTTAATTTATTAACAGAATCATCTTTTGATTCAGGCAATACTGCCAGATATATTTCTGTAGATGCAATCTTTTTATGCCTTAATAATTTCATAATAGTATATAAGTCTGTTCCATGCAATAAGAGCAATACTGCAAATGTATGTCTTAAATCGTGGAATTTTCTATATATAAAATTTTCTTTTTCTTCAGATAGTTTTAACAATGTTTTTCTCCATACTTTTTCTAAATCTTTTTTATCTATTTGATGCTTATTAGCTGTAAAGACATATTCAGATGTTCGAGGTAAATCTATCAATAAATTATAAATAAAATCTGACATTGGTATAATATCAATACTACTTTCAGTTTTAGGAGTTCCATCTTTAGTTTCATATCCTGTTTTAATGCCATCCTCATTAAATGTTGCTGCACGAGTAGTATTATTTTTTACATATATTTCCCTTTTTTCAAAATTCAAATGTATCCATTTAAGTCCAACAATTTCTCCTTCACGCATTCCTGTACCAAGAGCAAAATCAACTACAGCTTTGTATTTATTATCAGTAAATGCTTCTCTTAATATAGAAATTTCATCTTCTCTAAAATAGTTAAAAGGAATTTTCTTTTTTTCTATAACTGCATCAACATCAACATCCTTGTCTTTTGGAATATTAACTAATCCCTTATTACATGGATTCTTTGCAATGTAACCTTCTTTTTCACAATAAATAAAGAATTGATGCAATAATTTATGAATAGATGCTATTTTTTCTGTAGATCTCTCTTTCTTGAAAAGCGTATTGTAATAATCCTGTACTACAATACTAGATATCTTTTTTATAGGTATATCAGCAAAAGAAAAAGGTTTTATATGGTTTCTAAAATCGCCTTCATATTTTTCTAATGTTGTATTTTTTATCTCGTGTATTTTAACAGTAAAAAGCCATTTATGAAGTAATGTTCTTATAGTAATATCTTTAACTTGTATTACACCAATTTCAGCTTCTTTTTTTCTTTCGTAATATTGATCTTCTGCATCAGATTTATTCTTTCCATAAAAATCTTCATATTTTCCATTTATTTTTCTATGAATCCTATAATATGGAACACCATTCTTGACGCAGTTTGTTTTTACTGCCATAAAAAAAACCTCCATTTTTCTTTGAATAACACTTGAAAAATGAAGCCATTTTGTATATAATACAAATGTATTCACTTTCGAGTGTTTACGCTTTGGATAATGTGTGTCGTGTCGCAAACTTGAAACACATTATCCTTTTTTTATCTTTCATTTACAATTACTTCTCCATCAAAAGTCATATAAATAATTTGTAACTGATTATTATATTCTGCATAAAAAGTTGAATTAACAGTTCCACCAAAACTATTTTCTGCAGCAACATTTCCTTGAACTTTATATATTTGATTTTCTTCATCATAAACTGCTTGTTGATTTGAAAATTTTGCGGTTTGAGGTACTTTTAATCTATTTTTTACAACTTGTTCTGTAGTAGCATATAAAGTCCATTTTGTATCTTCAATGTTCTTTTGTTTTTCTTTTTCAGCTTTTTCCGCTTCGTTTTGTTCGTTATTATGTTCTTTTTCCTGGACATTGTTTTCAATAACAATATTTTCTTCTATATTATTAATAGAAGAAACTTGTTCTTCTTTTGGTGCAAATACATCTGTTATTAATCCATAAACAATAGCAATTACTATTAACCAAAAATACCATTTCTTAATAATACATTTAGGATTGGATTTAATATCCTGAATTTGTTTTGAAAAATAATCTTTCATAATAACTCCTTTCTATTTAAAAGCACTTTCATTTTCTGCTTTTACTACTTTGCCTAATATCTCAATTTGATCATAAATTAATTCTTTAGGAATATCTATTGTTTTACAATAATTATTCATTCCGATTAGTTGATAAAAAGTCCCATCTTCACTTAATACTATTTTTCTTATAGTATTTTGTTTGTTTATTCTTATTAAATATGTTCCTTTGTTTTTTGTTTTAATTTCATCAATTGTATTTTGTTTATATATAAGAGCAATATCTCCAATATCTAATAAAGGGAACATGGCATCATCTTCAGATATAAATTCAAAGTAGTTATTGTTGCCAGTACTTCCTTCTAATAAGTCAGATTTATTAATACCTAAATAGTTGGCCAATAATTCTACTTTATTCATCCTGGGTAATCTTGTGCCATTACACCAACTTGAAATAGCAGATTTATTTATATCTAAGTCATTTATGATATCCGTTTGAGTTTTTCCTTTAAGATCCATATAATAATTTAGATTTTTAGAAAATATTTTTTTATATTTGTCTTCAGTTGCCATGATAAAAAACCTCGCTTTCTATTAATCTGCCTATATTATAATACCAAAAGTAGAAAAAAGCAATAAAAAAGTTAAAAAAATTCTACTTTTAGTATTGACATTCTACAAAAAGTAGAATATAATGTGAAAAAATAAAGAAAGGAAGTGATTACAAATGCTAAAAATAACACTTACTGCAGCAAGAGTTAACGCAGGATACTCGCTGGATGAAGTAGCAGAAAAGTTGCAAAAAAGTAAAGGAACTATAATTAATTGGGAAAAAGGAAGAACATCTATGAAAATAACAGAATTTGAAGAACTTTGTAATCTTTACAAAATTTCAAAGGATCATATTAATTTGCCCGCAACTCTACAAAAAGTAGAATAAAAAGCAGAGAGGAGAAAATATGAAAGGTATAAAAAATAAAAATGCGACACGACACACTATTATAAGGAGGAAATCAAAATGGAAGAAGAATGGATTAGCTTAACAGCTTATATGAAAAGATTTCATACTGGTTTCAAAGAAGTAAAAAATATGATGGATAACGGCCAATTAGAATATAAACAAACTGAAGGAGGACACTACAAAATAAAAGTAGGAGGAAATGCAGTAAGCCGTGAACTCTATGAAAAAGAAAAAGAAAGAAGAATCCAAGCGGAAACAAAACTTGAATTATTAAAAAACATATTAGAAGGAGTGAATACAAATGAAAATTATTAAAAATATTATTGAATTTATGTTAGGAACATCAATTATATGGCTTCCAATATTGGCCACTATAATTGCAGAAAAATTATCAGAAATAATAACTATGGATATGATTATGACAGTTGTCTATATCTCAATACCAGTACTAATTATTATTTTAATTAGAATGGAAATCCAAGAAGCGAAAGCAGAAAGGAGAAGAAAAAGACATGGACAAATTAGATAAATGCTACATATGGCACATTATAACATTGGCAACAATGAAATATAAATTAAGAAAATTGAAAGGAGGTAAAAGGTATGCCAGGTAAACACACAGAAGAAGCACAAGAAATTAAAAGACTTAAAAGATTAGTAGATTTACGAGATAAGGAAATTACAGACATCAAAAGAGAATGTGCAGATCAATTCAAAAAGATTAAAGATTTGTGTTTTTCAAATGAATATGGTGGACTTAATGACAAAAATGCAAAATTGAGAAAAATACATGAAATCGCAGCAGACAATTTTTCAGCATTAGTAAAAGACTTAATTATTTCTAACACCGAGGAAACACCAAAAATAATAGAACTACCAACCAACCGCAAAGTAAGTAAATAGTTCTATAAAAAATATTTATATAAATACTTTCTGTTTGTATTTTATCACAGAAAGTTAGAAAGGACAAGAGAATGGATAAAATTTTTTACAATATGAATGGAAATTCTTATTACATTCTATTTGGTGGAAAAGGCAAACGCTCTTTTCTATGTAAAATAAACGACAATGGATGTGCTCAATATGTGATTTGTGCCATATTAGAAGAAAATTCTTGGTGGCAAGGAAATTATTATGAAAGCTTTGAAGATGCTTATGAAGATTGGAGGAAAAATTAAAATGAGTAATTTATATGAATTAACAAACAATTATGAAACAGTTTTAAATATGCTATATGACGAGGATGTAGATGAGCAAATGATATTAGATACATTAGAATCTATTGAAGGAGAGATTGAAGACAAAGCAGATGGATATGCAAAAATCATAAAAGAATTAGAAGCAAAGAAAAATGCTAGAAAAGAAGAAGCAAAAAGATTAACAGAAAGTGCAAAGGTATTTGAAAATAGAGTAAATGCATTAAAACAAAACTTGTTTAACGCAATGAAGCAAACAGGAAAAACAAAATTTGCAACAGACTTATTTACATTTAATATAGCAAAAAATGGTGGAAAACAAACACTTTCTATTGATGGAGAAGTTCCTGAAGAATACACAAAAACTATTATTGAAAATGATACTGACAAGATAAGAGCTGATCTAGAAGCAGGAAAAGAATTACCTTTTGCTCACCTAGAGCCAAGAGGAGAAAGTTTGAGGATTAAATAATGGGTAACGAAAAAATAGAAAATAGAGTAATTTTATCTCTTGATGATTATTTAGAATTAAGAGATAAACAATATGAATCTAATAAAAATATTGAAGAATTATTAAATGTAATTTATACAGCCACAGAATTAAATAGAGATAAAACGGATTTAAAAATAGATAGTTATTATTTAAAAGGAGAAAGAATTAGACTTTTAATTAAAGAAATAGATCCTGAAAGATATCAAAAAAGACTAGATATATTAAAACTCGAGGAGGATGAGGAATAGATGAAAAGAAAAATCGAAAATCTAAATTTAGATAGTGAATTATTAAAGCCAATGAAAACTAAACTAGAAAGTTCGATTGACACATTAACTAAAAACGCAATTTTAACAGGAAAAGAAGCGGAAATTACATTAAAAATAAATGTTAGTGTAACAAAAAAAGACAGAGAATTTAACGATGAAATACAAGAATATTTACAACCAAATTATGATTATCAAATATCAGAAAAAATCAAAGAGGCAAAAGGATCGTATAAAGGATTTGTTGGATTCAATTATGCAGTAACAATAAACGACAATAGTGAAGTAATAGTACAAGATGTTAACGAACAACAAAGTTTATTTTAGGAGGTAAAAAACATGGGAATACCAGTATTAGTTTTAGGAGAAAGTGGATCAGGTAAAAGTTGTTCACTTCGTAATTTCAATAAAGAAGATGTTGTAATTTATAACATTGCAGGAAAACCATTACCATTTAAAAAGCAACTAAACAAAGCTGACAATGTAAATTACACACAAATAAAAAGTAATATGCAAAAAGGAAATTTCAAAACTTATGTAATAGATGACAGTCAATATTTAATGGCCTTTGAGATGTTCGACAGAGCCAAAGAATTAGGTTACAACAAATTTACTGATGTAGCACTTAACTTTAGAGGATTAGTTGATTTTGTTATAAGAAATACACCTGCAGATGTAATTGTTTATTTCTTACATCATACAGAAACAACAGACACAGGAAAAATCAAAGCAAAAACAAGTGGAAAAATGCTTGATAATCAGCTTACATTAGAAGGTTTATTCTCAATAGTATTACTTTGCAAAACGGATGGCCAAGAGCATTATTTTGAAACACAAAGTGATGGATATAGCACTTGTAAATCACCAATGGGAATGTTTGATTTAAAAATTGATAACGACTTAAAAATGGTAGATGACAAGATTAGAGAATATTACGAATTAAACAAGAAGGAGGTAAAACCAAATGAGTCTTCAAAGAAAAATTGAAAGAAATAACCTAAAGAAAGCCTGGAAGAAACATAATGAAGGAGTTGCAAAAAGACATAGGGCAGACTTCAAAGGATTTTGGCATTGGTATAAAGAGCAGAAAGGAGGTAAAAAAGTATGATGACTATTATAACTAGTGAAGAATATAAAGAACTAGTAATAAAAGCTAATAAATATGATGAACTACAAAAGCCAAAATTGGCAAATGGAAAGACAGAAAAAATCAACGAAGTTGAAGTTAGAAATGTTACACCTGAACAAATGGGTAAGATATTAGATGATTTAAAAAATAAAATTGTAGGAGGAAATTAATTATGGAAAAACCACAAGGATATGATGAGGCACAAGCCTTTGGAGAATTTGAAACATTACCTGCAGGAGGATATAAATGCATAATTAAAAGGGTAGCTTGCGAAAAAACACAAGCAGGAAAAGAATATTTAAAATTAGCAATAGACATTTTAGAGGGAGAATTTAAAGACTTTTATCAAAGAAGATTTGATAATGATACTAGAGAAGATAAAAAATGGAGCGGTGTTTGGACAGTATTTACTGAAGGATATGATCCAGGAACAACAAATCCAAAATTCAAAGGATTAATAACATCAGTAGAAGCTTCAAACGATAAATTCAAATTTAACTTTGATGAAAAAACACTTGAAGGTAAAAAAGTCGGATTAGTATTCAGAGAAGAGGACTTTTTAGGACAAGACGGCCAAGTACATACAGCAGTAAAACCATTCTTCGCAGTTTCTTATGATAAAGCTGAAGATGCAAAAATACCAAATAAAAAAGAGTTAAGCGATAATCAATATGACCAAGCATTTGATGCTGCAGCAGATAATGATGACTTACCATTTTAGGAGGTAGCAAATGGATTTTATAAGAGAGGTTAAAGGAAGGGCAGATATAGTAAAAGTAGCGGAACACTATGGAATAAAACTTGATAGATCATATAAATGTGTGTGTCCGTTTCATAAAGAGAAAACAGCAAGCTTTTCTGTTTCGCCACGAAAACAAATATGGCATTGCTTTGGATGTGGCAAAGGTGGCGATTCAATTTCTCTTGTATCAGAATTATTAAATATAAATGCTTTAGAAGCAGCGAAAAACATAAATTACACTTTAGGTTTAGGCCTGGATGCAGAAAGGCCAGCAAGTTATTTAGAAATTAATAAATATAAACAAAAAAGAAAAACAGAAGAAATGTTTAAGCAATGGGAAAATAAAACATTTCAATTACTATGTGATTATTTGCATCTACTTTGGAGATGGGAAGAAGAATATGCACCAAAAAATCCTGAAGAAGATATCAGCGATTTATATGTAGAAGCAATGCACAATAAAGACTATATTGATTCTTTAATAGATGAAATATTTATAAATGGATCTAATGAAGATAAAATATGGTTTTGGAAATACGAAAAAAAGGTGGTGAAGAGGATTGAATCAAGAGTTAGAACTTTCAGATCAACTAATGGATGAAGGATTTACACCTTTTGGGGAAATTAGTGAATTAACCAAAGAGTCTATATTAGACAAAGAAGTATTTGAACATATATTTTCAATGGACAATCAAGTAGCAAGAACAACATTAATCATAAAATTACAAGACAAAGCAAGAGAACTTGGAAATATAAGAAGTTTTGACAAGTTATTAAAAGCATACCAAACCGAATTTGCACAGAAGTTCAAACAAAGGGGCAGTAATACAATCCAATTCACACAACCACCTATAAAAGACTTAAAGTGTGGAAAATGGGAATGCGAGGACACAGGAGTAACCAAAAGCACTCTTGGAGCAGGTATGATTCCTCAAACAATAGTAGCTTGTTCACATCCTATATTACCAGTAGAAAGATTGATAAATGTTGATTCAGAGACAGAAAAAATAAAACTAGCATTTTTCAAAGACAATAAATGGCAGTACATAACAATTGAAAGAAGCGTAGTAGCAAATAAATCAAATATTATACAACTTTCTGACAGAGGAATTGAAGTTAATTCAGAGAATGCAAAAGACCTGGTTTCATATATTGCAGATGTAGTTTCATTAAATGCAAAAGAAATACCAGTTAGTCGTAGCACTGATAGATTAGGATGGATAGAAAATGAATTTGCACCATATGTTGATAATCTTAAATATGATGGAGACATAGCATTTAAAGATGTTTATGCAAGTATAAAGGAGGTTGGAGAATACGAAGAATGGAAAGAAGTATGCAGAAAAGTAAGAAAAGATAGTAAAATTGCACATCTACTTTTAGCATCTTCGTTTGCTAGTACACTTAATCAAATGTTGGGAGTACTGCCATTTGTCGTACATATATGGGGCGGAACTGGAACAGGAAAGACTGTTGGATTAATGCTCGCAATGTCCGTATGGGGTAATCCTGAAGTAGGAAAATTAGTAAGAACATTAAATGCAACACAAGTGGCATTAGCAAGATATGCAGCATTCGTACATGACATTCCGTTTGCAGGAGATGAATTACAAACGATAAAAAATAGATGGGACAGCTTTGACAACTTAGTTATGTATTTGACTGAAGGTGTTGATAGAGGTAGAGGAAAGGCTTATGGCGGAATAGAACTTTTGAAAGAATGGAATTGTTGCTTCCTATTTACAGGAGAAGAACCAATCACAAAAGCAACATCAGGCGGTGGAGTAAAGAACAGAGTTATAGAAGTTGAAGCCACGGAAAAAGTAATTGCAGATGGTAATTTTGTTAGTAACTTTGTTAGAAAAAATTATGGTCACGCTGGTAAAGAATTTATAAACAATATTCCTAAACAAGAGGAATTACAGAAAAGATATAGAGAGATATTTCAAGAAATATTGGAGAAAACTGATACAACTGACAAACAAGCAATGGCAATGGCCACGATCTTGTTAGCAGATGAAATATCTACAGAAAATATATTCAAAGATGAAAAATTAACAATAGAAGATGTAAGTAAATGGCTTACAAGTAGCAAAGAAGTTGATGTTTCTACTAGAGCATATGAATGGACAATGGACTGGATTTCACAAAATATTAAAAAATTCAAAGATACAGATGGCAATATTGGAGAAGTTTGGGGCAAATATAATGAAGATGAAGATACTTGTCTTGTAAATAAAACAGTATATGCTGAAGCACTAAACAAAGCAGGTTTTGATTTTACAGCAGTAATAAGAAATTTTGCAGACAGAAATCAAATTGAAAGAAATTCACAAGGAAAGTTTACACATCAAACAAAAGCATATGGAGTAAAAGCAAATTATATCAAATTTAGATTAGAACCTGAAACATCAGATATTGCTTATGAAGAAAAATATCAACAACAAGAAATGGAGGATCTACCTTTTTAGGCTTACCAAAAGCAATAAAGGTAAGCCTTAGGTAAGACCTTTTGAAAACCTTGATACAAGCGACTTTTATATAATAAAAAATTAAAAGTCTTACATCTTACCAAAATATTATTCTTACATGGGAAATTTTTATTTAAATTCTAAAATAAAAAATTTCTATAAAAATATAAATATATTCACGGAAAAAGGTAAGACAGGTAAGACCTATATATAAATTGCATATTTGAGGTATGTAAAAAATTAAAATTGGAGGTAAGACCAAATGAAAAATCAAGAAGAAATTATAAATGATTCTATAAAACTTGAAACACCTCCTGATGATTACAATATCATAGAAACTAACTGCTTTTTATCATTAAAACACTTACTTGTAATGTATCACAATAAGCAAATAAGTCCTGAAAAAGCAACAAAATTAAAACAAAAAGCATTAGTTGCTTATGAGAAAGATAAAAAGCAGCAGGAATTTTGGAACTCTATTTATCAGGAGCACATCCAACATATAAAAGATACTGAAAATGCAAGAGTTAAGTTACACAAAATGCTAAATGGAAAAGATGAATACAACAGGCCAATAACTGAAGAAACTCTTTGTGAAACTATAAATACTTGCATGGAAATTATATCAACAATATTTAAGGGGGAATTTGTATGATTATAGTTAGTCAAAATAAAGATGAAATAGTGAACTTTGATAATATCACAAATATTATGATTACTGATTGCGATGGTGATTTTGTAATATCAGCGGTTGCATTAGTTGGTGTAGATGATGTTTATAGAGAGTTAGGATATTATACAACAGAAAGAAGAGCAAAGGAAATATTAAAAGAAATTACGCAAAAATATATACATATTCCATATAAAAAATATGGAAATGATTATATAAAACAAAATCAAGTGTATGAAATGCCAAAGGAGTGAAAGAAAAATGGAAAAACCAACAATATGTAGATATTGTGGAAGTCCAGTTGTATATACATCAAACGCAGAAATATATGGCCGAGAATATGGAGAAGGAAAATGTTATTTATGTAGGAATTGTAGAGCGTTCGTAGGAGTGCATCCTGGAACAGATATACCACTTGGAACATTAGCAAATGAAGAACTACGAAGATACAGAAAAACAGCACATTTCTATTTTGATCAAATATGGATGCAACCATTAAGAATTACAACGAGATATAAAGCTTATGACTGGTTATCAAAACAATTAGGAATTTCAAAAGAATATACACATATTGGTATGTTTGAAAAAGAAGAATGTGTAAAAACAATTGAACTTTCACAAGCAAGAATAGAAAAATACAAAAAGAGAAAGGGGATGAATGGCAATTGAATTTAGTATTAAGAGATTATCAACAAGAATGTCATGATATAATTGAAACTTTAGATCCAGGATCATACTTAATACAAATGGCCACAGGATTAGGAAAAACAGCAACTTTCACAACTCTAAAAAGAAAAGGCCGTGTATTAGTCCTAGCACATAGAGAAGAACTAGTTACACAGCCAATCAAATACTATGACTGCCCTGTTGGAATTGAAATGGCGAATCACAAATCCAACGGAGAAGATGTTGTCATAGCATCTGTACAAAGTATAATACATAGATTAGATAAATTCAAGCCTGATGATTTCGATATGATAATTACAGATGAAGCACATCATGCTGCAGCAAAATCATACAGGAAAATATATGAATATTTTAGGCCAAGATTACATTTAGGATTTACAGCAACACCAAACAGGGGTGATAATGTAAGGCTTGATGATATATACCAAGACATCATATTTGAAAGAGATATTAAGTGGGCAATTCAAAATAAATATTTAACAGACATCTATTGTATGAGAGTAAATATAGGTTATGACATTTCAAAAGTTGCAAGAAGAATGGGTGACTTTGCACCAGGAGAACTTGAAGAGGCAATGAACCAAGATGTATTAAATAATGCAATAGCAGAAGCTTACAAGAAATATGCAAAAGGACAAACTTTAATATTTGCGTGTAGTGTAGATCATGCAGAAGCTATTGCAGAGAAAATACCAGGAGCGGTTGCAGTAACAGCAAAAACAAAAAATAGGGATGAACTTATTAAGAAGTTTACAAATAGAGAAATACCTGTACTTGTAAATTGTATGATATTCACAGAAGGAACGGACATGCCACTTGTTGAAACTGTTATGATTGCAAGGCCAACAAGCAATAGTTCTTTATATACGCAAATGGTAGGAAGAGGATTAAGACTTTATCCAGGAAAAGAAAAATTGACATTGATAGATTTAGTTGGAACAACAGGAAGAGCAAACTTATGCACAGCACCATCCTTACTTGGAATAGATTTAAATACTGTTCCTGCAAGCAAACAAGATGAAATAATAGGAGACTTATTTGAACTACCTGATCTAATTACTAAAAAATCAGATTGTCCTGCTAGTTGGATAAGAAATGTTGAAATAGTTAATTTATGGGCAAAAGAACAAGAGTATAACACACACGGAGTTAATTATTTCAAAATGCCAAATGGTGATATGGTTGTTAGTATTCCAAAGAAAAAAATAAGAATACCTGCACAAGACGAATTAGGTAAAACAACAATAGGTGGTCAAAAAATGAGTATGCAAAGAGCATTAGATAAGGTATTTCTATATTTACAAGAAGAATATCCTCAATATGAGTATATTTGGAATGTTGAAAATATGAAAAAGTGGGGTAAATATCCTGCAAGCGAAAAACAAATTGAAAGTATAAAAAGATTTATGAAAGATTTTGATACAGAGAACTTAAACAAAATGCAAGCAACACAAATATTAAATAGATTATTTTATAGGTAGGTGATAAAAATGATTAAAAAAGGTATTGAATTTACTATGGAAGTAGAAGAAATAAAAGATTATGAGGTTTTTATGAAAAATGAAAATTGCATAAAAGAATTAAAAGAATTAATTACAGTATGTGATTATGGAGTGGCAATTGGATTTAGTGATGATAATGTCTTGATGTGTCAAGGCAAAATTATCAATAACACAAAAAAAGAATGCGAAGCAGAATATACATTGTTTAAAGGGAAATATGCAAGAATACTTGAAAAATATTACGGAAAAATTAAAGTGATAGATCGAATGAAACTTTATTTTACAACTTTATATTAAGGAGGTACAAAAGATGCCAAGAAGAGGATATCAATTTGAAAACAAAATAAAACAAGTATGTGATTATGTAGAAGAAATTGGTGGACATGCACACAAAAATCACGCAGAAAGATTACAGGATGGAACTTACATAAAAGGAGAGCCTTTTGACTATGAGATATTTCTACCAAATTATAAAGCTGTTTTTGATGCAAAAGAGTGTAAAACTAACAAATGGCATATGGTTGATAAAGATATTAGACAATGCGATGAAATGAAAAAGTGCAAAAACGCAGGCCTCAAAGCATATTTCCTTATATGTTTTGAAGGCCACGATGTAAGAATGATAGATGTTGACACAGCAATAGCAACCTTAAGAAGCGGAAGTAAGACAATATCTGCAACAGGTAATCCTAGTTGGGATTTAATTCAAATATTAGGAGGTAAAGTTAATGGGAACTAATTATTATGCAGTAAAAAATAAAGCTTCAATAAGTGAGCCAATTCATATTGGTAAAAGTAGTATGGGATGGTTATTTCTATTTCAAGATCAAGATAATACATGGGGAGATATTCCTGTTGTATGGCACACATACAATCAAGTTAAAGAATGGTTGAAAAAATATACTACAGGAAAGAAGCCACCATATGTAATTTTAGATGAATACGACAGAAAAGTAACATACAATCAATTTATAAAACTTGTTGAAACAAAGCAAAAAGACAAGCATTGTTTGTTTAATCCTGATAATTTTAAATATAACAAAAATATTGATGGTTACCGATTTAGTGAAGGTGACTTTAGTTAGGAGGATATATGAACAAAAGGTGTACTAATTGTGGAAAATATCCGTTTTGTAAAGATATAAAAGAAGCAGGAAAACCAACTGACTGTAAAAAGTGGGTAAAAAGAAATTATATGGAGGTACAAAAGCATGAAGTGTACAGGAAAAGAATGGGATCATTGTAGAGTAGAAAAGATGGGATGTAAAGGATGTTATTACAATGAATTAACTGCAGATGAAATGTTTGAAAAACTAAACTATATAAAATATGATAATCATCCTGAATCAGATGAACCACCAAAACCTAATATGTGGACTACACAAGATTGCAGAATTATAGAATATACATCAAAAGGAATTATTAATGGTAAAGAATGTATGGAAAGAATAAGCTTTGATGTTTTATCTGAAAGAGTAATATGTGAGGCATTTGTAAATGGCAGAAGAATAGGAATAGTTCCTTTTAATACAGATGAAATCAAAGCAATAAAAAAGAAATTGGAGGAATTAGGATGGAAAACAATTTGGAAATAGCAAATGAATTTGCAAATCTAACATTTATATATGGTGGAAAAATAGTATTAACATCAGAACAATTAAAAAAATATCAAAAAGCAATAAGAAAATTAATAGAAAGAAATGAAGAGTTAGAAGAAAACAGTAAACTTATTGGAAATAATATTGAAAATTTCAAAGCACAAGCTTATATGTTAGGAAGATCAGATGAAAATGAAGCGATGAAAGGTGTTATTGAAAGACATTATATTAGTAGAGATAAAATAAAAAAAGATTTAAAAACTTGTGAGAAGGTTTATGAAAGAGAAATGAAACCATATAAAAGAGATTATGGCCTAGATGTTTCATTATTAAATAGAAAAGAAAAAGCTGAATTAATTAACAAAAGGAATTGTTTAATAACACAAATGGAAACATACAAACAATTATTAGGAGGGATGAAAGATGAGTAAAAAAACAATTTTTGTGATATTAGCAAATATTATTGGAGGTTCAATGAATATTACAGGTGGAATAGTAGAAAGTAATTTCTATCAATTTATGCTTGGCCTTATGTTTTTAATTATTGCATTATCTATATTTGTATTTGAAAAAGCAGTGAAGTGGAGAGATGATGTAATAGAAGAACAAAACGATTGTATAAAAAGGCAAGACAAGTTAATAACAAAATTATTTGAAGAACTTGCAAAACCAACTGTTGTAATAGATTTAAAAAACATAAAAATACCTAAAAAATTCACAAAACCTAGAAAAGAAAAGTTAGAACATAGATTTAAATATTATGAGATAAACAAGTGTTTTGAAGTTCCAATTGTAATTGATAAAAACTATATGCTTGTTGATGGATATACATCATATTTGATTGCTAAAAAGTACAATATGAAATTAGTTCAAGCGAGAGTTAAGATTGGAAAGGAAAATAATAATGTTGTTTAGAAAGAATAAAGCAAGAAAACATTGTTGTAGTATATGTGGATTTAAAGAATTAAATATATATTATGGAGTAAAATCTTATGATGATATACCGTTATATCCTATTGATTTTTATGTGCTACAAAAAAGTAGATGTATGTGGTGTCATAATGAATTTTACTATCTAATAGAAAAGTAGAAAATAAATTTATACATAGAAATTATGGAAACGAACACGAATATCCAGGAAAGGAGGGATTTAAAAGTGGCAATAATTAAAGCAATATTTATGTTTTTTACAGGTTTGTATGCATTAGCAAAAATGGTGGATGGAATGAATAATAAATACATAAATAATAAAGATAAAATAATAAATTTGATAGAAATAGTTGTTAGTACAATACTAACATTTGTTATATATAAAATTTAGGAGGTGCAAAAGATGAAGGTTCAGGAAGTGTTGGAGAATTACAATTCATTGAAAGCAAGTATAACTATTGTAGAAGGAGAGATACAAGAGTTGGAAAATGAAGTATTAGATGCTAAAAGTGCTAATTTAGATGGTATGCCAAAGCCTAAAGGGTTCGTAGGCTCAAATATAGAAAATTATATTGCAGAAAAGCAAGAAAAAATAGACAAAAAGAATAGATACATAGAAAGAACAAAAACAAAAATAAAAATAGTTGAAGATTTAGTAAAAACATTGAAGAAATATAATCAGGATATTATTGAAATGAAATATTATCAGATGATGAGTATAGAAGAAATCGCAACAAAAAAGGATAGAATGTATGGATCAATACAAAAAACTATTGATAGATCAATAAAAATAATGCAAAGAGAGTACAATAAAAACAAAATGTCTTAATTTTGTCCATAAAATTTATATATTTTGTCCGTATTTTTGAAAAAACTACTATGTTATAATTATAATCGAGAAAATAATGTAATACCTTTTTTCTCCTTTGTGAAATATATATAGAAATAGACACTAGAAGCGGTGTCTATTTTTTATTTGGCGGAGATGGTGTAATGGTAGCACGATGGGGTCATAGCCCATAGACGAGGTTCGAATCCTATGTCCGCAACCAACGATAAGAGGTACGCCTATGAATTTTGGTAGATGTATGTTAAGAGAATGCAAAACTTGCAGATATGAATCAAGTTGTTTTAAGGAGTGCAATTATGAATATTCAAAAAATAAACATAGAAAAATTAAAAGCAGCAGAATACAATCCAAGAAAAGACCTAAAACCAGAGGACGAAGAATATCAAAAAATTAAAAGAAGTATATTAGAGTTTGGGTATGTTGCTCCGATAATAGTTAACGCAGATATGACTGTTATAGGCGGACATCAAAGACTAAAGGTATTGAAAGAATTAGGATATGAAGAAGTAGAATGCAATATTGTTGACCTAGATAAAACAAAAGAAAAGGCCTTAAATATTGCATTAAATAAGATAACTGGTGAGTGGGACAATTCAAAATTAGAAGAATTACTTGCAGAATTAAAAGAAACAGACATTGATATGGATATGACAGGATTTACTTTTGATGAAGTAGATAATATCCTAAAAGATATTGAAGGTTCAAAAGAAGATGACTTTGACCTGGATCAAGCATTAAATGAAATAGAAGAACCAACAACAAGGCCAGGAGATATTTGGATATTAGGTAAAAATAGATTAATGTGTGGAGATAGCACGCAAAAAGAGAATGTTTTGCGTCTTATGGATAAACAAGAAGCGGATATGCTTCTTACAGATCCACCATATAATGTTGATTATGAAGGAAAGACAGTTGATGCTTTAAAAATAGAAAACGACAATATGACATCAACAGAATTTTATAATTTTTTATTAGACTCGTTTAGAAATATGTTTGAAGTAACAAAATGTGGAAGTAGTGTTTATGTATTCCACGCAGACACAGAAGGGTTAAACTTTAGAAATGCTTTTAATGCAGTAGGTTTTAAATTAGCTCAATGTTTAGTATGGGTAAAAAATACTTTTGTTATGGGAAGACAAGACTACCAATGGAGACATGAACCTATTTTATACGGATGGAAGGAAGGTGCAGGACATTATTTTATAAATGATAGAAAACAAAGTACAGTATTAGAATTTGACAAGCCAACTAGAAATGCAGAACATCCAACAATGAAGCCTATTGATTTATTAGTATATCTTATAAAGAACTCAAGTAAGGAAAATGATTTAATACTTGATTTATTTGGTGGAAGCGGTTCGACATTGATTGCAGCAGAACAAGTAAAAAGAAGATGCTACACAATGGAACTAGATCCAAAATATTGTGATGTAATAGTAAAACGATGGGAACTACTAACAGGTGAAAAGGCAGTCCTAAAAAAGTAACGGAGGTGGGTGATATGTATTGACAGAGGCAGATATTAAGAAAATAAAAAAAGATTATAAACGAGGTATGAAATACAAAGATATTATTGAAAAATATAATATCACTCATTCAGAGTTGCGAAGTATAATTCGTAAAAACAAATTAACAAGGACAAAGAGTAAAGCACAAATAGGAAACAAAAATGCCGTTGGAAATAAAGGTGGCCACGGAACAGAAAACAACAAAAACGCTGTAACAACAGGAGAATATGAAAGCATCTATCAAGATGTTTTAGAAGAGGATGAAATAAACCTTTATAAATCATTGGCCGTAGATGACAAAGAACAATTACTTATAAATGACTATAAAATATTGACAATTCGTGAAAAAAGAATGCTTATGAGAATACAAAGATTAAAACAGCAAGGTAAAGACATGACAATAGATTTTATCAGAAAGAAAAATACTAGAACTGGAAAAATAACTGAAGAAACTGAAACAATAACAGAAGCAGAACCAACAATAAATATGATACAAAGAATAGAAGATGGTTTGACAAGAGTCCAGGAAGCAAAAAGAAAAACATTGGAAAGTCTGGCCAAGCTGAATAACAATGAAGATGACAAAACGCTTAATGTTAATTTATTAGGTGGAAGCAATCCATTGTTAGAAAGTATAAATAGGCAGTTAGGTGGTAATAACAATGAATGAGGAATTTCCACTATCTGAAAAGTATATTGATTTTTTGAAACACGAATGTAGTACAGAGTTTTTGGAAGGAACTACATATGCAGGAAAGACAACAGTTGCAGTTCCTAAATTTATGTTTAAAGTAGCTCAAAGTCCTAAAAAGTTACATATAATTGCAGGACTAGACCTTGGAACAATTGAAAAAAATATAATAAACAAAGATAAAGGCTTAATTGAAATATTTGGAGAATATGCACAGGGTGGATTGATAGAATATAACGCAAATGGTAAAGGTGTGCATTCATTACCACATATTTTATATCATACGCCAAATGGTGTAAAAGTAATATACATAGTTGGATATGATAATAAAACAAGATGGAAAAAAGTACTTGGTGGTCAATATGGATGTATTCTTATAGATGAGTTCAATATAGCAGATATGGACTTTGTAAGAGAAATTTTTATGCGTTGCGATTATAGAGTATGTACAATGAATCCTGATGATCCAAACAAAGAATGCTATAAACAATATGTAAACAAAGCAAGGCCAATTGATAAATACAAAGAGGATGCACCAACAGAATTATTAAATATGCTTAATGAACCTCAAATGGATGATTGGACTTGGTGGTACTTTTCTTTTGATCATAATAAAAGTTTAACAGAAGATAAAAAGGAAAGTATTATAAATTCTGTGCCAGTAGGTACAAAGTTATGGAAAAATAAAATAAAAGGATTACGAGGCAAGTCCACAGGACTTGTTTTTCTTAATTTTGATAGAAGAAAACATTGTATTAGTAAAGAAGAGGCAAAACAATATTTACAAAAAACAGACAATGAAACAATACAATTAACAACAAAGCCAATAGCAATAAGACAAACAGACGAACATTTTATAATATTTACTGCAGCACTAGATACAGCATATAGTTCGTTGAGTCCTGATACAATTGCGATGTCATTTGCAGGAATAACAAACAAAGGCAAATACATCCTATTAGATGAAAGAGTTTATAACAATGCTAATTTAGATCAGCCACTCGCACCAAGTGATACAGTTAAGAATTTTGTTGATTTCCTAGAAAGAAATAGGAAAGAGTGGGGATTAGCAAAGAACACATTTATAGATTCAGCAGATCAGGCAACAATAAAAGAATTTGCAAAATATAAACGCCAAACAGGATGCGTTTATATGTTTAATCCTGCTTGGAAAGCTAAAATGTTAATAATAGATAGAATAAATACACAATTAGGATGGTTCAAAGATGATTGTTATTACATAGTAGATACTTGCACAAATTATTGTGATGAACTTGATGTGTATAGTTGGAAAGAAGACAAAGACAATGAGCCTGAAGATGGAAACGATCATATGGTTAATAGTTGTCAGTATAGTTGGATTCCATATGTAAGTAAAATAGGAGTGAAAAAATAATGAAAATTGGGGAAAGAGTGAAGAATATGATTAAATCATGGTTAGATATTAGACCTGCACCAGGTCAAACATTTATAATAAATGAAAATATGGATTATCAATCAAATTGTATAAGAAATAAAATATGGTATAGAGGCGATAGTAGAGAATTATCAGAGTTTTATGGCCAATTAGCATATGCTGAAGATACATTTTGGGGTTCTGCACAAACTGCTGATATTAGAATGAAAAAATCACATTCAGGCCTTCCAAAATTAATTGTAAAAACTATTATTAATACAGTTATGACTGATTATTCAGGAGACGATGTTGAAGACGAATATTGGAAAGAAGTTAACAAAGAAAATGAATTTGATACTAAAATGTTGAAAACATTGTTAGCAGATTTATTACATATTGGTGACGGTGCAATAAAAATAAATTATGATGCTGATATTTCTGATAAGGCAATATTAGAATGGGTTGATGGCTCAAAAGTTGATTTACTTTATAAAAGAGGTAGATTAACAGAAGTTGTATTCAAGTCATTCCACGAGCAGAATAACAATACTTATTTATTAGAAGAACATTATGGATATGGATATATAACTTATAAGTTATATAAAGATAAGCAAGAGGTTTTACTAAAAGAAGTTGAATCATTGTCAAAATTAAAAGATATAAAATTTGATGATTCTATTATGTGGGCTGTTCCTACAATGTTAAATGAATCAGCAAAATATAAAGGAAGAGGAGAGTCTATTTTTGAAGGAAAATATGACTCTTTTGATAGTTTAGACGAAATTATATCTCAATGGCTAGAAGCAGTTAGAGCAGGTAGAGCAATAAAATATATTCCTGAAAGTATGATTCCAAGAGATCCTGAAACAGGAGAACTTTTATTATATAGCAATCCATTTGACAATAAGTATATTAAATCTGAAGGCGACATGAGTGAAAATGGAAAAAATCAAATGGAAATAAAACAAGCAGAAATACCAACAGAGAATTATTTACAATCATATATAACATTTTTGGATCTATGCTTACAAGGAATAATAAGTCCATCAACACTTGGAATAGATAATAAAAAATTAGACAATGCAGAAGCACAAAGAGAAAAAGAGAAAACAACTCTATATACTAGAGGTTTGATAATAGATACTTTATCAGAGTTTATTCCAAAAGTAATAAACACAGTTCTAAAATCAAGAGCTTTAATGGAAAAGAAGCCAATTCCTGAAGATATAGAGGTTAGTTTGAAATTTGGAGAATACAGCAATCCATCTTTTGAGGCACAAGTTGAAACAGTTGGAAAAGGAAAGCAACAAGGAATAATGAGTATAGAGGCGTGTGTAGAAGAATTATATGGAGACTCTAAAGATGAGGATTGGAAGCTAAAAGAAATTGCAAGACTAAAGGCTGAACAAGGAATTGTTGATATAGAAGAACCTGCAGTAAACTTTGATTTAGAAATGGGCGAAGAAACAGAACCAACAGAAGCTACAGAGCCAAAAGTAGATGGTCAGAAAGAAAAGAAAGAAGACCAGGAGAATAATGTAAATGAATAATGAATATGATATTGCAAAAGCATTCCAAAGAATAGAAGAAACTCTTATAAAATCAATAAAAAGAAATCTTACAAGACACTTAAACGAAGAAAGAGATCTTGGTATGAATTGGAGTGCTTGGCAAACTGAACAATTAAAATCATTAGAGCATTTCAAAAAAGATAATAAAAAAATATTTAAAAATGACTTTTCTACTATAAACAGTGATGTAGAAGAATTGATAAAACAAAGTTTTGAAAATGGAAAACTAGATCAAGAAAGATTAATATTAGAAGCTATAAAAGAAGGTAATTTTAATAGTAATGACAAACAAATAAATAAAATGTGGCATATATACAGAACTAGTAAAAATAAAAGAATAAAGAAGAAACAGCTTACTAGAATATTTAAAAAGACAGAACAAGCAGAATCAAACTTCTTTAGAATAAATGAAAGAAAATTAAATGCGTTGATAAAAGAAACAACAGGAAATTTTCAAAAGGCAGAACTTTCAATATTGCGATACACTAATGATCAATATAGACAAATAATATATGATGCTCAAGTGTATGCAAATACAGGTTCAGGAACAGTACAACAAGCGGTTGATATGGCAACAAAGGATTTTCTTTCAAAAGGCATAAATAGTATTGAATATTCTGATGGGAAAATGGTTAATATTGCATCATATGCAGAAATGGCCATTAGAACAGCAAATAAAAGGGCATACTTACAAGGAGAAGGAACAAAAAGAGCAGAATGGGGTATTCATACAGTTTTAGTTCCAAATCGTGGCGGAGGATGTCCTTATTGTATAAAGTTTCAAGGAAAAGTATTTATTGACGATGTTTGGAGTGGCGGAACTGCAGCAGAAAGTAATGAAACTGGTTATCCGCTTCTTAGTGAAGCAGTAAAAGCCAGGTTATTTCATCCAAATTGTAAAGATACAACAGTTACATACTTTCCTGGCATAAATTCAGAGGTAACACCACCAACTAGACAGCAATTGAAACAAAAAGAAGAAAATTACAAAAATGAACAAAAATTAAATTATATTGACAGAAATATTGATAAATACAGTAGATTAGAATTAGGAAGCATTGATACAGAAAGTGCAGAAAAATATCACAATAAAAGGTTACAATGGCAAGAATATAAAGAAAAATTTAAGCAAGATCACATAACAACATTTAGTGATATTATAGAAGCGGAAAAAGCAAGACAGCAAGAACTTATAAAAAGTAAAGTTATTGGCCATATAGTAAATGATGTTGAAATACGAGATGTTTCAAAGCATTTAGTTGATAGAGTAAGACAAAGAGAAATAGAACTTGATGATATAATAGATACATTGAAAAATCCATTAAAATGTGGTAAAATAGAGTATGACGAACAACAAAGACCAAGTTTTAAAACAATTGGAGAAAAAACAACATTATATATTAATCCTGAAAGTGGTATAATAACAACAGTACATAAAACACATACAAAAACCGCTGAAAAATTGAAAGGAAAGAATAACAATGCAACTAAAAATTGATGAAAAGGATTTATTGATATTAAAAGATATAAATGATCCAAAAATAAATAAATATTTAAGCAAAATAGAAAACATAAACGAAGATGAAGCAATTGAGTTTATGGAATATTTATATGACAAATCTAACGAGTATTTAAAAGGAAAAAATTATACAGAAACACCTGAAAGTACATCGCTAGAAAAAGTCGCAGACTATATTTATGATAAAACAAATTAAATAGTTATTATTAAAGAGCCGTAAGGCTCTTTTTTAATATAAAAAATAAGAAGGAGGTAATTGATATGGCAAAGAAAAAAGCTGAAGAAGTAAAAGAAGAGGTTGTTGAAGAAGTTGTTGAAACAACTGAACCAGTTGTAGAAGAGGTAGAAGAAGTAAAAGAAGAAGCTACTGTTGAAGCTGAAGAAGTTGTTGAAGAAGCAACAGAAAATATTGAAGAAGCTGAAGAAGAAATTAAAAACACATTAGTTGCTAATACATCTTTTAACGACAAATATACAGGTGCTACATACCTAGAAAAAACAGAATTTGTTGTTGTAGATGAAGATATTGAAACAACTAAAATAAAAGAAAACCAATACAAAATATCAGCAAAAAGAGCAGAAGATTTCAAAGCCAAAGGTTTTGTAGATTAATAAGATTATTAAAGAGCCGTAAGGCTCTTTTTATATGTGACCAAACACTGAAGTCCTTAAAAGCATGTGCATATATAGTCATTTCAAGACTTTAAAAAGTAGGAGGTAATGAAACATGGATGGAAATAATGCAAACAACAATGCAAATAATGCAGGAAACACAAATAATAATGCAAATTCTAACCAAAACGCCCAAAACATTACGGGGCAAAACAATTATGCAAATCAACCAAATAACAATTCTAATGTGATCGATTATAACAAGATCCAAGAAATGATAGATGGTAGAAATGCAAAAACTGAAGATAGTGTATTAAAAAGCTATTTTCAAAAGCAAGGCTTAAGCGAAGAGGAAATGGAAAGTGCAATAAATGCCTTCAAAACTCAAAAAGCTAATCAAGCCAATGCACAAAATAAAGAACTTTCTGATGCACAAGCATCTTTACAAAAAATACAATTAGAAAATCAAAGATTAAAGATTGAAAAGAAAGCGTACGATTTCGTTGAAGATCTTAATATTGATAATAAAACAATGCCTTATTTATTGAAAATGGCTGACTTAACTAAATGTACAGATAAAGATGGCAATGTATTAGAAGATACTTTAAAAAATGCACTTCAAAAAGTTATTGATGATGTTCCTGGACTTAAAAAACAGGTTCAAGGAAATGTTGGAATAACTGTTGGTGCAGACACAAATAACGGAACAAACTCTAATAATGGAGCATTTGATTTCGGATTTACTGGGGTAAGACCTAGAAAACAATAAAAATTAAAAAAATAAAATATTAGGAGGTAATTAAAATGGCATTTGAAAAAACAGGATTAAATTATGCTAAAGAATATTCACAAGCTTTAGCTCAAGCATATCCATATGTATTATATTTTGGTGCTTTATGGAATGCAGTAAAACCAGATGTTAAATTTTTAAGAAATGATACAGTTATACTACCAAGTTTATCTGTAAAAGGTAGAAAAAATGGAGATAGAGATTCAATTGGTACTTTTGGAAGAAACTTCAATAATGAAGAAGAACCAAAGAAATTGAAAACTCATAGAACATGGGATACACTTATCCATCCAAGAGATATAGATGAGACAAACCATGTTGCAACAATTCAAAACATAACAAAAGTTATGAATGAGGAACAAAAATTCCCTGAAATGGATGCTGAAATGATAACAGCATTATATTCTTTAAAGAATGCAATTGAAGCAATCACAGAAGGAGATGTTCTTACATTACAAAATGTATTAACAAAATTTGATGCTTTAATGGATAAAATGGATGAAGCAAGAGTTCCTGCTGCAGGAAGATTATTATATTGTGATACATACACAAAAACCTTAATCGATACTGCAAAAGAAGCTGCTAGAAACTTAAGTGCTACAGATACAGCAGTTGCTAGATCATTAGATAGAATTGGGGAAGTTGAAGTAATTGGTGTTCCAACAACAGCAATGAAATCTGCTTACAAATTTACTGATGATGGATTTGAAGTTGCAGAAGATGCAAAAAATGTAAAAATGATGTTAATACATCCATCAGCTGTTATTCCAGTAATATCATATGACTTTGCACAATTAGGTGCTCCAAGTTCATTATCACAAGGAAAATGGACATACTTTGAAGAGTCTTTTGAAGATGTATTCATCTTTAATAAGAAACATGCAGGTATTCAATTCTACATTGAACAAAGTGCTTAATTTGGAGGTTAGATATGAGTAATTATGTTGATGTTACTTATTATCAAGATACCTATAAAGGGACAATTCCAAGTGATGAAATTGAAAAAAGATTAAAAAAGGCAAGTATGCATATTGATACTTTGACTTACAATCGAATAGTTGGAAGAGGTTTTGAAAATTTGACAAAGTTTCAACAGAACATTGTAAAAGAAGTCGTATGCAGACTTGCTGATTTTGAATATGAAAATGAAGACTTGATACAATCAATATTATCTAGTTATTCAATAAATGGCGTATCAGTAAACTTTGGATCTAATTGGAATATAGAAGTTCAAAATGGTATTGCTATAAAAAAAGAAGATTATAGTCTATTAGGACAAACAGGATTAACTTGTAGAAATTTGAGGTGTTAATATGAATTATCCAAAATTAGTAAGAAAAGAACAATGTAAAACAGATATTCATGTTGTTTTATATGGTGAAGGAACAACAGAAGATGGCGAACCAATAATTGCATTAAAAGATGACTTCAAATGTAATTACCAGGACAAAGCTAAAAGGGTATTAAGTGCAGAAAAAGTTGTAATTCAATTAACTGCAAAAGCATACTTTGTTGGCGATATTGCTCCTGATTTGGCTGTCATTTCTGGTGGCCTAGTTACTGTATTTGGAGAAACAAGATCAATATATCAAGGTTCTAAAGCAAGAAATCCTGATGGAACAGTTAATTTTACTGAATTGGAGATTATGTAATGAAAACAGTAACATCCAAGATAAAATTAAATGTTCCTAAAATAAATCAATTAAGCAGAGCGACAACAACAGCATTGGAAAAGACAGTTAGTGCTTTACATACTGAAGTTGTAAATGCTCAAGTAATGCCATTTGATACTGGAAATATGCAGAATGATAGTACATATGAAGATTATTCAAATAGCAAAAAAGGAAAAGTAAGTTTAAATACTTCTACACCTTATGCTAGAAGAATGTACTTTCATCCTGAATATAATTTCCAAACAACTGAAAATCCAAATGCACAAGGTAATTGGTATGAGCCTTGGATAAGTGGAAAGAATAAAAACTTTTGCAAGAACGCATTTTCACAATTTTATAAAAAGGAGGCAGGTTTATAATGAGTAAACTGTTAGGATTAGCAGATATAAGAGATTGGATTAAATCTTTAAATTATACTGCTTCAGAGAATTGTTATATAGGAAAATTAGATAATAAGAAAGAAAAGTCTATTGGCGTATATCAATTAAATTCTATTAATAGACCTAATGTTGCAATAGGTGGAATTGATAACACAAAAACCTTGGAAAAGTCTGTTAGTATTTTAATTCATTGGAATAAAAATGCTAAAGAAACAGAGCAAAAAGCATATGAAATTTATAACAAACTTATGGAATCTACAGAATTTGTTGTAAATAAAATAAAAATAAATTATATAGAACTGCTTACAAACGAACCTGTAGATGTTGGAACTGATAATAACAACATCTATGAGAGAGTTATACAGGCAGTTTTTTATTATGAAAATAATGATAAGGAGGAATAAGCCATGGCTACAGTACAAAGTGGAGTTTATCCAGTATTTAATAATGTATTCAAAATCGGTACAAAGGGCAGAAGCTCTACAACCGAAGACATGAAAACTATTGCAGACTGTGAAACATTTTCTTTGTCAATGGACAACAATGTTGAAGAATGGACACCAATGACAACAGAAGGATGGATCAGAAGAATGCAAACAGGTAAAGGATTCTCAATAAGCATTTCAGGTAAAAGAAATGTTGGAGATGAAGGAAATGATTATGTTGCAGGTAAGTTGTTTGCAACTGGCCAAGATGTTGAAACTAAATTCGAGTGGGAATTTGCAGATGGAACAACAGTAAGTTTCGATTGTATTATATCGGTATCAAATGCAGGTACAGGAGATAGTACAAATGTTGCACCATTAGAATTTGAGGTTATGTCAGATGGAAAACCAACTGTAACACCAGCAGGATAAAAAATGGCCTCAGTAGATAACTACTGGGGCTTTATTTTTTTATTTATAAAAAGAAAAGAGGTAATTTAAAATGGCACAAATTGATATTAGTTCAAAATTAGGAAAAGAAAAAGCCACAATTAAACTAGCAGAAGGAAAAGTTTACGAGGTAGATAATAGTGCAGATAATTATTTGCTAGTAGAAGAAAGTATAAAAAATGAAGATTTTTCAATCGGTACTATGTACAAAATGATTGGAATGTTAATGGGAGAAAAAGCCCTAAAGGATATTAAGGAAATGAAGCTTACAATTCCTCAATTAACATCTGTTGTAATAGCAATATCAGCAATTGTTAATGAAGTAAGTTATGAGGAAATGGAGAAACGATTTCCAACATCCAAGTAGTTATGATCCTTATTATGATTTATTTGACGATTGGGACTTGATTGAAAGTTCATTCGCTCAACAATATGGGATTCGATTAAGAAAAAATATCAGTGAAATGGAGTGGGGAGAATTTTCAAGTCTTTTAGCAGGAATAAATGGAGAGACTGCTTTAGGAAACATTGTAAGAATACGAAGCGAAAAAGATCCTGAAGCACTTAAAAAATTTAGTCCTGAAGAAAAAAGAATTAGAAATGAATGGTTAAAGAAATCAGCCTCACACATTACTGAAGAAGATTATGAACAAGCAATGGAGAATTTCAAGGCAATGTTCAAAAATATGGCAGAAAAAAGGTAGGTGAGATATATGAGCACTAATGTAGGAGAGATAGATTTAAGTCTAATCTTGAATAGTGATAAATTTAATTCACAATTAAAAAATGTAGATTCACAAGCTAATTCTGCAGCAACAAAAATCTCATCATCATTATCTAAAATTGGCAAAGCTGCCCTTGCTGCCTTCTCGGTTGCAGCAGTTGTTAAATTTGGAAAAGAATGTTTAAGAGTAGCAACAGAAACATCAAATGCATGGATAGGATTAAATTCAATATTAACTGGACAAGGAAGAAGCTTTGATAACGCAAAGAAATTTATTCAAGAATATGTTTCTGATGGTTTAGTCCCTTTAAATAATGCCGTAGCAGCATATAAAAATCTTGCATTAAGAGGTTATAGTTCAGATCAAATTGAAAAAACGATGACCGCATTGAAAAATAGTGCAACTTTTGCTAGACAAAGCACATATTCTTTAGGTGATGCAGTTCAGACAGCGACAGAAGGTTTGAAAAATGAAAATTCAGTTGTTGTTGATAACGCAGGTGTTACCAAGAATGTGGCAAAAATGTGGGAAGATTACGCAAAATCAATTGGAAAAACAACAAATCAATTAACGCAAGCAGAAAAAATCCAAGCAGAAGTAAATGGTATATTAGAAGAAACAAAATTCCAAAGTAATGATGCTGCAATTTATGCAAGTACTTATTCAGGAAAACTTGCACAATTAAATACAGCGTTCACAAATTTAAAAACTGCAGTTGGAAATGTAATACAACCTATTGCAAAATTATTTATACCAATAATAACAACAGCAGTAAATGCAGTAACAAGATTATTTACTGCACTTTCAGGTTTGCTGTCATTATTTGGATTGAAAGCTGATAGTGTAGAAACTGTATCAAGTGGATTAGGAGATTTAGCAAATCAAGCAGGCACAGCATCAGATGCCGTATCAGGCGTTGGAGATAGTGCGAAAAAAGCAGGAAAAGAAGCAAAGAAAGCATCAAATAATTTAGCATCATTTGATAACTTAAATGTATTACCAAAAGATACAGATAGTTCAAGTGGATCAGGAAGTGGAAGCTCTGGCGGTGGTGCTAGTGCAGGTTTAACTGACTCTTTGGATGTAACAAGCACTATTAAGGAAGACACTTCAATGTTTGATAGCCTTATTGATAGAGTAAAAGAATTAGCAGGAATATTCAAAAAAGGATTTGAAGTAAGTTTTGGAGACACAAATTTTGATGGAATAAAACAGCATCTTGGAAGCATAAAAGATACTCTTATTGAAATTTGGACTGATCCAAAAGTATTAAATTCAGCAAGTAACTGGGTAAAGACGGTTTGTTATTCATTAGGCCAAGCAGTAGGTGCGGTTGCAAGAATAGGTACAAACATTGTTGAAGGATTAGTTGGAAGTATAGACAAGTATTTAAGTCAGAACAAAGAAAGAATAAAAACTCATATTTCTAATATGTTTGATATTTCAAGTAAAGACTTTGCATTAACAGGCAACTTATGGCAAGCATTAGGAGAAATATCTGATGTATTTAAAAGTGATACAGCAAAACAAATTGGTACAAATATAATTGCAATTTTTGCTAATCCATTTATGAGTATTCAGGAATTATGTGGAAAATTTGTGCTTGATTTAAAAGCAATACTATTTCAACCAATTATAGATAATGCAGATAAGATAAAAACCACTATTGAAAATACAATGAAACCAATAGAAAGTTTTACAAGTACATTAGCAAATGCAATGACTTATGTTGGAGATAAATGGAACGAAGTTTATGATCAACATATACATCCTCTAATGGAAGCATTAAAAACAGGAATAAGTGATACATTTGGAAAATTTTTAGATGCATACAATACTTATGTTGCACCTATGTTAGAGCGATTAGCAACAAAATTTAATGAATTATGGAATACACATTTAAAACCTTTTGTAGATAATGTTGCAGGTTTGATTGGAAGTATAGCAGATGCAGTAACAGCTCTTTGGAATAACATTCTAAAACCAGTTATTGATTGGATTATACAGAATATTCTTCCTGTATTAGTTCCAATATTTGAAAGCTTATGGAATACAATTTGTAATGTATTCGGTGCTATTACAGATACAATAGGTGGAATTATACAAACATTTAAAGGATTAATAGATTTTATTGTTGGTATTTTCACAGGAGATTGGAACAAAGCCTGGGAAGGTATAAAAACATTTTTTACAGGAATTTGGAACGCTATTAAAGGTGTTGTTTCTACTGTATGGAATGCAATTAAAGGAATAATAGAAACAGTAATAAATACTATAAAAGGTATTATTACAACTGTATTTAATGCAATAAAAACTGTTATTTCAAATATATTTAATGGAATAAAAAATACTGTATCTAATATATGGAATGGAATTAAAAATAGTATTAGCAATGCAGTAAATAGCATAAAAAATGGAATAATAAATAATTTCCAAACAGCTTATAACAGAATTACGAGTATATTTAGAAATATCGGAAGCTTCTTTAGTGGAATATGGAATAACATTAAAAATACATTTAGTGCATTAGGAACTAAAATTGGTGATGCAATAAGCGGAGCTGTAAAGAGTGGAATTAATGGCGTACTTGGAATGATAGAGGGTGTTGTTAACAAGTTTGTAAATATGATTAATGGTGCTATTGATTTGATTAACAATATTCCTGGTGTCAGTATAGGAAAATTAAATCAATTGAATCTACCAAGACTTGCACAAGGTGGTTATGTAAAAGCAAACACACCTCAATTAGCAGTAATTGGTGATAACAAAAACCAAGGTGAGGTTGTTGCACCTGAAGACAAAATGCTAGATATGATTTTGACAGCCTTAAGGATGTTTAATGAACAAAATGTTGGCCAAAATAATAATTCTCAAGCACAAAATATTACACTTAAATTTGATGGAAGTATGGCACAATTGATTAGAGTATTGAAACCTGAACTAGACAAAGAAAGCAAGAGAAAAGGAAGTAAATTGATATTAGGAGGTGCAACATAATGGCAGAAAGATACGATTTTATAATAATTGATGGAAACCAATATAATATTGGTGTTTATGCAGGAATAAAGGAAACAGCTGACTTTTTAGATAACTACGCAAATAGAACTGAAGATGGAGATCTAAAAAGGGATTTAATTGGTGTTTACTTTAATTTTACTGACATTAAATTTGAACCTCAAACAGAAAGCAATTATGACGAGTTTGAAAGACTATGGAATAAGTTAACTGAACCAGAGGAATTTCACACAGTCCAAATTGCTAATTTTCAATTTAGAGCCTATTTTAATAATGTATCAAGAGTAATAAACGATTTTAGAGGTGGAAAAGCATATAAAAAAGACATGACTGTAAACTTTACGGCTAAAAAGCCAGCAAGGAGCTGATGATTATGAGAGCAAAAACACAAATAAAATTTGGATTTGTTGATGTTACTGCAAAATCAGACAGTCAATTAAGTATTTCAGATAAACAAGCATTTGTTGATTTGGAAGATTTAAAACGAGATGACATAGAAGAAATAAAGTATGCAACACTTGAAAGAAATCAGTTTGCTTTAGATGGTAGTTTTGAATTAATGCCTGATGTATTAGATGATATGTGTTTATGGTCAAGCAGTATGAGTAATTCATCAGGCTTATTTGAAAAACCTCCTGTATTAACGATAGATTTTAGTGAACCACATAGTAGTTTAGGTTTAACATTTCTATTTAGTAAAGCAGGAGATTATTGTAATCACTTAAATATAACTTATTATAATTCAAGTAATGAACTGATAAATGAGGCGGAATTTTATCCTGATAATTATCAGTATGTTTGCAACAATATAGTAGAAAATTATCAAAAAATAGTAATAATTTTTTATGGTACAAATAATCCATATAGGTATTTGAAGTTATATCAAATATTATATGGTGCAAATAAAATCTTTGAAAATGAAGATTTAATGGGTGCAGATTTACTTGAAGAATTAGATTTATTAAGTTCAGAGATAAGTATAAATACTTTAGGATTTAAAGTATATTCAGAGGAAGATGAGTTCAACATTATAAATCCAACAGGTTTTTATAGTTTGTTACAACAAAGGCAGGCTTTTGAGGTAATAGAAACATTACCAAAATTAAATAAAGAAATATATATGGGCAAGTTCTATCTTGATACTTGGAAAAATGCTGATAATAAAATTATGGAATTTGAAGCAATTGATCTAATAGGATTGATAGATAAAACAACATTTTATGGAGGTATGTACAACAATATAACTGTTGAAGATTTATGTGAAGAAATCTTTACTTCTGCAGGATTAGAAAGTGACGAATATGAAATACAAGAAGATTTGAAAAAAATTCAATTAACAGGATATATTCCTATTTGTACACATAGAGAAGCATTGCAACAAGTTGTATTTGCAATTGGTGCAATTGCTGATGATAGTAGAAGTGCAAAAATAAAAATTTATACAATTGTGGATGAAGAGGATAACAATACAATAGAACAAACAAATATATTCCAAAACACAAGAAAAGTAGAACAAAACGAAATTGTAACAGAAGTTGCAGTAACAGCACATAATTATGTACAAGGTGGAGAGTCTGCAGAAGTGTTTAAGGGAATATTAAGTATTGGCAAAAATAGAGTTCTATTTAATGAACCTGTTTATAATCTATCATGCACAGGTGGAACAATAATTGAATCTAACTGTAATTATGCAATAATAAACTGTACTACAGAAAGAGAAGTTACTGTTACAGGATATAAATATGTAGATAATACACAGGAAATATCAGTTGAAGTTGAAGATTTAAGTTCTACAAGCAAATTGAATACTTTAAAGATAGAATCGGCATATTTTATAAATAAAAGTAATGCTCAAACTATTGCTCGAAAAGTATTAGACTATTACCAAAAAACATATAAAACAGAATTTGAATTTATAGTTGAAGAGGAAAGTTTAACTCAAGATGTTGCTATTGAAAGCAATAGTTTTAGTAGGCAATTAGTAGGGCATATTAAAAAGCTAGACATCAATTTGACTGGCGGATTTACAGCAAATGCAGAAATAAATGCAAGAGTAAGATTATTGACAGTATTAAGGCAAGTAGATTTGAATGAAAATTATGCATCTATGTTGGTAAGAAATGTCTATATTAAAGAGGAGGTAAGCAATGGATGATTTAATATATGATAGAACAGCAAGTGATGTGGAAACAGCATTAAATAATCCAGGAAGCAACACACATTTAAAAGGAAGCTATAACTATACTGATTTAAATAGAGTAGAGTCCTGGTGTGAATACTTGGAAAATATTTTGAAAAAATATGGCTTCTCTGAAACTTTAGTGATAAAAACCGATTGGAATATGAGGGATTATCCAACAAGAACACATATAGATAGAATAAGAAGCAACATAGATACATTAAAAGAGTTCTGTTACGCATTAACTACTGAAACAATAATTTATGATAATACAATGAATTATGAACAGGCCAATGTATTAGAAAAGATTTTATATGATATAAATCATTATATAGAAGAAATTTCAATAATGTTGGATCTACCATATAATTTTGGTATGATGTTAATTCGTGATTCATATATAGAATTACCTGTGAACACAGATGTAATAATAGATGAAAATGAAGTCCCTATGAATTATAACATAGGGATTTTACCTGTTCACAGAAAATATATTCATTTAGTAGAGGAGGAATAAAAAAATGGCATATGGAGTTACATATATAACTACACAAGGAGCTATTTTAGCAGCCAAAACTTTACAATCTAAAACATTAAAGTTTTCAAGATTTAAAATAGGAAGTGGTTCGCTACAAGAGGGAAGTGTAGCTGAAATAAAAGCCTTAACAGATTTAGTAAATGAAGAAATGGATTTTGATATAACTAAAATATCAAGAGAGTCTGCAACACAAGTTACTGTTAGAGGGCTATTTAAAAATACTGATGCTGAAAGTGGATTTTGGTTAAGAGAATTAGGTTTATATGCAATAGATCCTGATACTGAAGATGAGATTTTATTTGCATATATAAACTATGATAGTGAAGCAGAATATATAAACAATTCAATATCAGAGAAAAAAGAGCATTATTACGATATGATTATAACCGTAGATAATGCAGATAATGTAACAATAACTGTTGATCCAAGTACAGTATATGTTACAGAAGAAGATTTGCTTGAAAAAGCAGACGAACTTACACAAGATTATGATGCAAAATTTAGTAATTTAAAATCAATTGTTGTTGCACCAAATGGAGCTGCTCATAATGCGATTTTTAGAGGAAAAGATATAACTGATTTATTCTACAATGGAACTTTGTCTCAACAAATTGCAGCAGGAACATTTGATGATATTTTTATTGGAGATTACATTATAGGAAAAACAAGTGGAAGAAAATATTTAGTTGCAGATATAAATTACAGATTAAATATGGGAGATACTGAATGTAAAACACCACATATTTTAATGATTCCAGAAAGAATTATGGGAACAGCTCAAATGAATAGTAGCAATATTACAACTGGGGCTTATATTGGTAGTGAAATGTACAAAACAAATTTAGCAACACATAGAACAACTATAAAAAATGATTTTGGAGCAGGACATATATTAAAACATAGAAATATTTTTGCAAATGCTGTTACAAATGGATATGAAAGTGGTGGAAGTTGGTATGATTCTGAAATAGAATTAATGAATGAATGTATGGTATATGGTAGCAATATATTCCATAATGTAATGTGCGGAGCAAATGTACCATATAGTTATGAAATAGATAAACAACAATTATCTTTATTCAGATTAAAACCATCTTTGTCTGTTGCTAGAAACGATAATGGAGATAGATACTGGTACTGGTTAAGAAATGTCGTTTCTTCTTCGA